ACCTTGGTCGCCTGTGGCTGATGCTGCACCTTGGTCGCCTGTGGCTGATGCTGCACCTTGGTCGCCTGTGGCTGATGCTGCACCTTGGTAGCCTGTGGCTGATGCTGCACCTTGGTAGCCTGTGGCTGATGCTGCACCTCGGTCGCCTGTGGCTGATGCTGCACCTCGGTCGCCTGTGGCTGATGCTGCACCTCGGTCGCCTGTGGCTGACTTACCCTTCTTCCACTTGCATTTTTCAAACGTAAACTTAACGGCTGCGTCTACAATACTCTTAATACTTAGTTCCGCTCCTATGTGGATTTTTGAGCAAGCAATTTTCGTATCATCCGTATCTACGTCCATATCGCCAGTCCCCTCAACCTCGTGAAACTTATTCATACCAACTTTGGCAGGTGGATAGTAACCGAACACGTCCAACGGATGGAGGCAGAAGTGAAATCCGTTACCGCAAGCCATTATATCGCCTGTTTCTTCATAGTCCTTACCTTCTTCGTATTGGAAATCCCTACATGTCATATCGGGGTTAAAACCTTTGTAGCCTTTGATTTTGACAAATTCCTTTGGTAAGGTAACGTTATCCGGCAGGTTTGCCCTAAGTACCATGTACGCCATGTAGCTGGCATCAAATCCGGCTATCCCGGTGCCAATGGCAGTTAGGAGGAATTCCTTTTCCGGGTGCTCGTTAGCGTAATTCCCGAAGTTCCCTAAAAATACGACCAGCTCTTCTTCGGTAACTTTCTGCATATCCTTGTCCAGCGTAGGAATGGCATAGGACTGACCTTGTATTCCTTCTGCCTGCCCCATAATTGCGCCAAACTTCTCAACTGCCAATCTAGCTGCACCTCCGGCGTGATTGCCGTTCATATTGCTTCCAAAAACGAATATTTGATTTTCTTTCAGTTCCTGAATATTCTCAGGTGTTAATTCTCTTTTCATGATTCCTGTTTGTTTCTGAGTTTGATTAATCCTTTTTTCTCACATTCCATTAAGAGAGGCATATCATCATCACTAATCCTGCATCTTGTCTCCCGATTGACCGACATGTAACACGGAAGATTAAACCTGTCAACTATCGCCTTAATCGCTTCCCTGTTCCTGGTCTGCCAATAGATCGTCACTGCTGATGACCTGTTACCTGTACACTCCATGCTCTTACGTCATTATACCATTTACCCTGGTGTTCTCTTGCAACAACGTTAAACTTCACCGTCACATCATCACCAATCGACAGGGGAGTGCTAATCGGTCCATCAGAGCTGAATATTGAGAACTTCATATTCTTTCCGTATTGGAACATCTCTGTGACGATATACTCATGGCATTCCCAATCCTTACCATCCTTCACACCTGTTCTCTTTCCCAGGTCTGCCGTAATTCTTCCTTTTATTTCGCAATTCATTTTTATCCTCCTTATTTTTTTACTGCCTTCTTAAGTCGTCCCGACTACCCTTCGGGCAGTATAGGACAAGTTGCCGTAAATTGTTAAATTTATATCTTTTTATTCGTAATTAATTGATTTCCAATATTTTATATCCGCACCTTATGGTGCTTTTTGTAAATCATGTAAAATATTGATTATCAATTAGTTATCTTCTTTTCTTAATTGGTGTAATCGACCCTGATTGGAATCCCGCAAGCAATTTTTCCTTGAATTCTGCTTCAAGCGGACCTATCTCTTCGATATACTTATCCTTTTCTTTGTGCCAGTTGTTGGCAAACACGCGGATGGTTTCCCATTGCTTCTTCGTCAACTTCCCTGCCTGGAACAACGCCTTATATCTTTCCTTATATCGAGTGACACCAATCCTCTGAATTTCCCTGGCTTTATCCAATTGGGACAGCTTTACACCCTTTGCCGGCTGCAATTCCCTGACGAACTGCATCTCCGACCAATCTTTATAAAATATCCGTCCGATTTTGTTCAGGGATGCATTATCAAGGAGTCCCGCCAACGGTATTGATTGGTGTTTATACACGGTCTCGATACGTAAGATATTGGCACCCACATTCCGTCCCTTTTCCCCTGCCTCAAAACTCTTGTCGTAGATCTTGAGCACCTTGCGGTAATATTTGCTCTTCTCCGTAGTTTTTTGTCGGAATTCCGGGTAATTGGCATCGTTCCACAACACCCGACCGGCGGCTTCCTCCACCTGTCTGATGTATGCATCTGCCGGCATGGACATCTTCATCGTCACCCCTATCTCATAGTATGTCACTATTACATTCTCTATCTTCGCGCATAGCCTTAAGAGCAACTCATTGATCGTCCGTCCGGCATGGTCGAAGGTCATCGGGCGGCTGTTGTCCAGCTTGCCCGATTTCCCCCTGCTGTATAACTTGTGGATAGAGCACTTACACTTTAATGTGTCACCCCGAATCTCGATGAAACAACCATCGAAATTCGCATAAGCCGTAGACTTGTAATAGATCTCATCGCCTTCGGTACACTGTTCCAGGTAGTTTTTAAGGACAATGGTATCTATATCGGCTGTGTCTATCTTTGCCTTGAAAATCATTTTGTCAAACATGCCAAGCTCAAGTTTCTTTCTTTCAATATCTTCTTATATCTTGACCGATAACCGGCAATCAATATCCGGTATTCAGCTTCGGAATACTTCATATAATCATTCTTCATCGATTCCAACAACAATACCTTCTGTTCGCCATACTTCTGAATCAACCCTCTTCGGTATCCCTGTATATTGCCCTCGTCAAACCGGTTACAGCTTCTGCATTGAGCGTTGCAATTCATCTCATTGTACCTTGTACTCATGTGCTGACGATTGATGTAATGACCACAGTCAGCTTGATTTATCGGCTTAACCAACCCGCATGATATGCAACGGAATACGGTTGTCCCCGGTATCATATCGCGAAGCCTGATATATCGGGAAAATTCGGTGTCTGCGGTCCTCTTGAGAGATGCATTATTTGTTTTTTTGAGCATTTCTAAATCTATGTTTGATTATTTTTACAAATTGAGAGAGATTACGGAATCTGATTGCGTGGCTATACCACTCTTCATTACTTGCCTTATAAGGGTACTTCTCAGATTCCGGCACCCATTCCTTGTTTGCCAACAGCGCAATGACAGCCAGGTATTCCTTACCGGCATTCCAAAATATTGCAAGGTCTCCGATTTCAGGAGGAGACTCGGTTTCCCCGGTCAAATCCAATACAAACTCCTTGCTATTGCTTTCAAACAAGATAACTATCTTGTCATTCTCCTGCTCCACGGATACTCGTGTGCATCCGGTAGGAATGGGTATTTCTCTTAATTTCATAACTGTTCGTTTTAATGGTTCCCGGATAGGCAATCAAGCCACACCGGGATAAAATGAGTAACCTATATAGCATTCAGTTTGAATGCGTGGGCGGTACGAGACTTGAACTCGCGACCTACAGCTTTGCCGAAGAAAAAAACTTAACTACCAATACCATGAAAAGAGATTAAAAACACACAATTCTTCGATAACTGCCATCGCTCTACCCCTGAGCTAACCGCCCTTGTGCCGCTTCGCCCTCACAGGTTAGACGGCTAAACCTAAACTAAAACTTATCGTAATTCATCCTTGGATTTACCGTCGGAATGGATAATTATATCTTTAAACCGAGTAACCTCTATCTTCAGTATCTTCCAATCGCCTATAGTTCCTTTCATCCGCTCTGTGATGAGCTCTTTAGCCTGAGACACGTTATCGGCAGACACTATGTGGTTATATCTGCGAATCTTCACCTTGCCTTTCGGCGTGATATCCGATATGCCGATAACGACCTTCCACCACTGTTCCTTGTCAAAACCGGATACTTCTTCAATGACTTCCCGTTTCAAGGTCATAACCTTAGCTTCTCCATACAGTGGGAGCAATGCTTAACCAATACATTCTCGGCTTCCGTGAAGCCCATGGCATCAACCAGGTAAGTATCACTTACCTTTTTTCTCTTCCCGTTAGGTAAGGTTGAAGCACCTCTTACCACGCCTGTAAACCATTCTTTCATAACGTTACTGTTTAATATTCAAAACTATTTCCTATGCTATCCCAATGGGCACGGTTCCTGATGTACTCATCCACCAATTGACCATCAGAGGGATTGCCTAACTCTTTCTTCAATGCCTGATATACATCGTCAGGCATGTTGTAGATAACCTGTTCGTCATGGTCACACTTGCCGGCAACACCCAACAGAATCACGGCTGCTATTATCCACAGTATTTGTTTCGTTACCTTGTTCATCATCTTGATTTAATCGTATATATCTTTTTAAATTTTCGTCCGTTTTGTCCCTTCCTACTCCGACCAAAAACTCTTCCAGCTTCCTAATCGGGTCCTGGCATGAAACAAATATATCAGGACTCATCTCATCTTCATAGGTTTTGATCCCATTCACAAGAACCGATCTTCTTACTGATTTTAAAAGCGAACAGCCTCCTTTAACAGCCTCGCCTTCATAGCATATACTTATCGATATATTCGTCACCTTCTTCATAGTCGTAATCTATCAGCATTACCTCTAGCTTTCATTACTTTTCTCCTCAGCAAATCCAACTTCCTTGCGTAATCAATACGAGCGCAATTCAATTTGGCTACCTTTTCATCAAAGTCCCCAATATCATTTAACAACTCTGTTTCCAATAACAACTCTGCTTCCAAAGAAAAAACCAACTCGCGGGTTTTCTCCACTTCCGCTCTGGCTAACACCAACTTTCCTACTGCCATAATCAAACTCCTTATAACTTGGCTTTGTTGAAAAGCATTAAAGCCATATCCGCATCTACAACTATTTTTCTCCCCACTTGAGATACAGCCTTACTTATCACATCGTTTTTAAGGCGCATGGCTGTATTGGCAGAACACTTAAAAAGCTCGGATATACCCTTTATCCCATATACGAGATTCTTTGACGAAGATTTTACTTCATTATCTTCCTGCTTCACAATCAACGCACCCATTAATTCCTTTAGTTCCCCTACGGTTAAATCTATCAACCTGGTATCATCACTTATCCGTCTTTCGATTGGTATCATAATTTACCCTCCTTAATCCAGTTATAGATAGAATCCACTCGGTAAATAAAGTCTGAATCGGCAACACCGGCTGACAATAGCTTAACGATCTCCTTCCTCAACTCAATATCATTACTACTTCTTTGAGAATTTTCTTCTGATGCAATTTTTACATCTTCCCATTCTTTCAGTTCGCTTACGCAAATCTCTTTGAAATTTGCGCTATAAAAACTATCTATCATAAATCGTACAAGGCCTATCTCGCTACTTTCAAAAATATCCACAAATTCATGAGGGATTCTATCAGATATTATGGCATTAAGCCCATTATCCAATTTTACCTCATACGTTCCATCAGGACGCTGTTTCAATGTCAATACATATCTCTTTTCCATTTTCTTAAAAAGAAAAGCCCTCGCTGTTCTCAGCATAATTGGTGTTTGGCTGATACTTAGCAAGAGCTTCATTTATGTCCTAATTTACGGTAAACACCACTAAACCGTATCGTCTAATTTTTAATCTGATTTTTAGGATATTAAAAATGTCTGCACTATATTTGCAGCGGATTTGGATTGGATAGTACGGCAAACAGTCGTACAGCCATTTTTATACCCTTTTGCAACCGCTTTTATTAGGTTACGGATGCAAAGTTAAGAGCTTTTGAACTTAAAACAATGTTTTCGTTTAAAAAGTTTAGCTCAATAGCTCTATTTATAATTAATATAAATAATGTTTTATGAAAGAAGGTGTTTTACAAAGGATTATCATCATTTGCCAACAAAGATCTGATTCTGAAACTCAATTTGCTAAAATGATTGGAGCCAACCAGAAGACAATTAATCAGCAATTGCGTGGAGAACGCTCTCTTAGCTTTGATACTATATTAAAGACATTAAGTGCATTTGAAGACATATCGTCAGAATGGCTTCTTCGCGGTGAAGGCAACATGATTAAGCCTCAACACGAACAAACAGTCGAGCCTCAAACAGCTCTCATTAGCGCAGAAGGAAATACACCGGAAGCATCTGTTTTATATCAGATATATAATGATACAGTCAAAAAGATGCAAGAATTGGTTGAAGAAAACACTAAATTAAAAGCACAAGTAACTGAGCTTTCAGAAGGAAGTGAAGAGCTTGCCAAGGTATTAAGAAGCTACCATGACTCTAATCAAGAACTAGCGGATGAAAACCAACAACTCAAAGTTGAGATTATGATTAAAGAGTCACAGCTTAAAGAAAGAGAGAAAGTTATATTAGATTATAAGGAATTACTTAAAGAAGCAATATAATAAATATGGAATTAAAAGACTTTATCAAGGGAACAATAACCGCTATTATTGAATCTGTATCAGAGCTAAATAACGAACTTGCGGATAAAGGTGTTATAATTGCCCCTCGTAATGCTCAACTTGCAATACATGGAGTTAACGATAAAAATATATTTGTCGAAGCCGCTACTAAAGCACCCATATACAATGTCGATTTCAATCTTTCTATTTCTGAGTCTTCTGCCTCTGACGGAAAGTCTGGTGTGAATATTAAGGTTATAGATCTAGGCACATCAAATAAAATAGGGAATGAAAATCTCAATAGTGTTAGATTTACAATCCCTATAATATTTCCTAGTTGTAAATAGTAACGGAAAATGGAACTTCTCCCTTCTCCCCGCTTCTTACGTAGCTATAGAGTATATCGGCAATGGTTAGTATATCCATTTCTTTCCCGCCAAAACCTTTATCTCTATATTTATACAAGATTACAGCCTGTTCCAAACAGAATTTTCTTAATTCTTCGTCATTCATGATATAAATATTTTCGCCTAATATAAACAATTAAACGCATTTATCTATGAATAGTTTAGGACTTTAAACAAAATATATCATTTAGGTGTTTTGTATTAAGAAATATTCCAAAATTAACCCAAAAACATGGAAACTAATACAAAATCACTTTCCGCACTCGTAGAGGAGCAGAAAAAGGAAATTGAACTACTAAGAGGGCAACTAAATGTTATACTAACAGTAGCATACGAAGACAAGTGCCTTCCCTGTATTCTGAAGTTTTTAAAAATCAAATAAAAAATAGTATTATGAAAAAATTATTATTAATCCCCCTGTTAGCACTATTACAATCATGTGCACCTAAGTATTCTGAAACCACTTATGTTTCTAACTTTAGCCCATACGTAAAAAATGGCTTCTCTATCTACCCTGTAGGTACTGACCTTAAAACTAAAAACTACACACCTCTTGCTGATTTATCTATCGTATTCCGCATCGGAGAAGCTCCCAAGGGTATGAAGGATAATAACGAATTAAAAAAAGGACAATTTAGCGTTATTACACCCACAGGTGAATAGCTGAATTCAACTTGCAAATGCAACAGAATTCTGATTAATAATTTGTTTAAATTTTTCGTTTGGCGTGAGGTATCCA